AACTTGGACAGCAGGCGCGCCAGTAACATATGCAACATCAGGTACGGTAGCAAATGCAACCATTTCTTCTGTAACAACGCTTCATGAACCAATCCCTTCCGATGAGGTTGCATATTGGCAGCCTGTTAGCTTCTATGAATATGAAGCAGATGATAATGAAAAGAAAAAGCACATTCGCATTCTAAGTTCGAACTACCTAAACCTCATTGAACGTGATATGAAAGATCTGTTGTCTGTATGAGTAGAATTTTTGAACCAGGTGACGTAAAGATCAAACGCGTCGAGCTTTTCAATAAGAAACTCAACGCGTCCGTTAATCCTTTTGATCAGATTACAGGTATTGACATATTTGAAGATATGTCAAAGCCCACACTTTACGCCGCTGTGTTCTTTAATGACAACATTGGTTTGATTGAATCATTCCCCATTATTGGTGAGGAAGAATTCACAATTGAGTTTCAAACGCCAGGTATTAACAGTACGACAACATACAAGTTCAGATCTTTTGAATTAGCAAATGTGCAAAAGAATCCAAACGGAAAAGGTGCAACGTTTACTCTTCGCTGTGTTAGTGAGGAACACCTCTATAATGGTTCACAGCTAATAACAAAGTCATACACAGACATAATAAGCAACATTGTACCGAATGTATTGTCGAGCTACCTGAACTCAAAAAAGGAAATGATTATTGACAAGACGAAGGGAATTCAAACGCTTGCAATACCAAAAATCAATCCGCTACAGACAATCGATATGTGCCGCCAAAGAGCGGTTAGCGCTGAGTATCCAACCTCATCGTATGTTTTCTTTGAAAACCAAGCTGGGTTCAACTTCAAAACAGTTGAGGGCTTAATTAAAGAAGGCAAAAAGACAATTGGCTCACGAACATTCAATGCTAATCAAAACGTTATGGGTTCGAAAGACGCTTTGACAGATGCATACAGAACAATCCTTGATTACCAACAAATACAAGGCACTGATTCTAATAAGAAGGCTGCTGAGGGTGCTTTCAAGGCAGTAACATCTGTATTTGACATATCGACCAAAAACTTTTCAAAAGAGAATTTTGACGTTAAAGACATTTACAGCAAAATTCAAAAAATGGATAAGACAGCGCAAATTCCAAACACGGATGATTTTATTGATAAGTTTGGATCAGGTGTTCCCAAGACATTCTTTATACCAAAAGACACAACACGTCCTGATAACTTCATTGATACTATGATCGCTGCGCGTAATTCTTTCGTTGTTCTTTTAAATTCCAACGTGACACGTGTTCTAATTCATGGCGATTCAGGCCTAAAGGTTGGTGATTTGGTTGCCCTCCATCTCCCATCTCCGACAGGTACTACCGGTCGCAAAAAGGAAGATGCAATGACGTCAGGCAACTATCTAATTACACGTCTGCGTCATATGATTACGCCGAGCTCGAAATCGAAACACCAAATCGTGTTTGACTGTGTAAGTATGGGAATCTAATATGATAACAAACAGTGTAGGCGAAGAAGGATTTAGATGGTTTATTGGTGTTGTTGAGGATCGCGACGACCCTAAAAAGCTTGGACGTGTTCGTGTTCGTGCTTTTAACATTCACGGCAACAAAGTTGAAGCACCAACAGACACATTACCCTGGGCAACTCTTCTTCTTCCAACTATGAGTGGAAGCTTGAAGGGTGTCGGTATTACGCCAACAGGAATACTTGTCGGCTCCACCGTTATTGGCTTCTTTATGGATGGCATGGAAGCAACAATGCCTATAATTTTTGGTGTGATGCCTGGTGTTGGAGATCTTTCACAGCTAGCTGTTGAAAATCAAAAGTTAAACAAAGAGCTGCTGGGTCCGGAACCAAAGACACCATACGGAACAAAATATCCATTCAATAAGGTTGTTGAGACAGAATCTGGACACGTGTTTGAGGTAGATGATACGCCAGACAATGAGCGAATTCATAACTATCACAAGTCCGGTACGTATGAAGAAATTGATTCACAAGGACGTCGTGTCAACAGAATTGTTGGCGATGATTACGAAATTGTGCAAAAGAATCAAGAGATATATGTTAAGGGTAACGTAAATATAAAGGTTGAAGGCAACTATACTCTTAACGTGACCGGGGATATTGTAATTAATGGTAAGACCATTAACATGAACTACGGAACCATGGGTGCTGCACGTATTGGTGATACAGCAGATACGGGTGATGATGGTACAGGCGGCCACTTTGATACCAACGCTGCAGGAACAAACGTTATTGAAACCGGCTCAAGCACGGTATTCATCGGAGACTAACAATGACTGTTTTAAACAGAAGAGATTATTTCACATCACTCAAAGTTCACCCAGAGATCTTTTCTGATTTCTTGACGGACTTTGATATCCACCCAGTCAAAAAAGATGTTGTTCGCAACATAAATGAAGAGGCTGTCAAGCGTTCGATCAAAAATCTGTTGCTAACAAACAGAGGTGATCGATTGTTTAATCCGACGCTTGGTAGCAACATCCGCTCGCTGTTGTTTGAATTGGATACTCCAGCAACGGAGCAGATTCTTCAAGATTACATAACGACAACAATTGAAAACTACGAACCTCGCGCACTTGTTAGTGAGGTTCGTGTCCTTTCGGATGATGAGAACCACACAATATCAGCGACAATTGTTTTCTCCATCATAAATAAGCAAGAACCTGTTATTCTTGAACTCATTCTCAATAGGATCCGCTAAATGGCCAACACGAGTATTGATTTAGTTGGTTTAGATTTTGCAGACATCAAAAGCAATCTAAAGACTTTTCTAAAAAACAACACACAATTCAAAGACCTGGATTACGAGGGCTCAAACATCAACGTCTTGCTTGATGTCCTTTCGTATAACACGTACCTTAACGCTTTCTACACTAACATGGTAGCGAGCGAAATGTTTTTGGATACAGCACAATTACGTGACAGTGTTATTTCCCATGCAAAAGAGCTAAACTACACACCGCGCTCATTTAATTCATCAAAAGCAAATATAACTGTTGACATTACTCCGTCAGTATCTGTATCGTCTGTTGTGGTTCCAAGATATACTTCTTTTACCACGCGTGTTGGTTCAAACACATACACATTTTCGACGGATGAGACGTTGGTAATTACATCTTCGAACAACGGTGTATATTCATTTACATCGGATGTGTTTGAAGGACTTGTGACAACGGAAACGTTTGTTGTAGACGGTGCAAATACATCGCAGCGTTTTGTTCTTTCAAACCAAACCGTTGATACCTCTTCTCTATATGTTGTTGTTTATGAGGATGGCGGCACGACTACTCTAACGTATTCGAGAGCAACAAGCATTATCGGTGTCACAACATCGTCACGTGTATTCTTTGTGCAGGCTGCTGAAAACCAGCAATACGAAATTGTGTTTGGTGATGACGTCTATGGTAGAAAGCCAAAGAACGGCTCTTATGTTGTTGTGAAATATAGAGCATGTTCGGGCGAACTTCCAAACGGTGCAACTCAGTTTGTCCCCGACGGTCCTATTGACGGACATACAAACATTGCAATTTCGACAAGAACAGCAGCAACGGGTGGTGATGTTGCTGAAACAATCACGTCTATTAAGTATAATGCTCCTAAGAGTTTCCAAGCTCAAGATAGAGCGGTTACAACTTCCGATTACGAGACATTGCTGAAGAATCGTTTTTCTGATATTCAGGCTATCAGCGTGTATGGTGGTGAAGAAGCAGATCCACCACAGTTCGGCAAGGTGTTTATTTCTGTCGACGTTGCAAACGCAGACGGAGCTCCATTGTCACGCAAGCAAGCATACCATGATTACATAAAAGACAAGACACCTCTTACAATTGGTGTTGAGTTCGTAGATCCAGAGTTCATGTATGTCGATGTAACGTCAGATGTATTGTATAATGTTAATCAGACAAATAAAACAACCGCCGATATTATGTCGGCAGTACAATCTGCAATAAGTGGTTATAGCCTGACAAGCCTTGAAAACTTTAAAGTGACGCTTTATCACAGCTCACTCTCAAGAGCCATTAACGATGTTGACACAAGTATCGTTTCTAACGACACAACAGTACGTGCAATTCGTCGCTTTGTTCCTTCTCTTAACCAAGACGTAACAGCCGTCATTGATTTTTACAATGCGCTTGAGAGTGAGACAGGATTGAGATTGACCACGACCGAAACACACTATGGT